CAGTAGTGGTGCTGATAGTTCATATCTTTTGTATAGAGTTTTATCTGATTACGATGGCGAAGTTGTTGCCAGAATTATGAGGTGTGATGCAACAACAGAGGATATGGAAAATGTGAGACACGTTCATGCTTGGCTGAAATCAAATGTTAGAGACTTTGATTTTGGATATGCAGAATATGAAGCTGAATCTTGTAACTTAGGTATGCTGGCAAATATGGAGCATAACTTTGGATTGATGGCTAATCACCATAAATGCGATTTAATAGTCACAGGGCACAATACATATAACTGGAGCCAATCAAATTGGTTTTTTCAAACTGATGATCCTATTGAAAAATTTTATGAGAAGGATATGCCATACGGATGGGCAGTTCACTATACATTAAGGAATACTTGGGATGGACCTATCGATTGGGTTTTTATGAATAGGAAATCACGCCCTATAGGTAGATGGGAAATATGGGAAAATCTTCCCGATGAACTCAAGTCTATTGTTTATGTATGTGATTGTGGAGTTTGTAATAAATGTAAATTGAAAAAACTTTATCGTAGGATGAAGGCAAAAGGATTTACTGCTGAACAAATAGACGACGAGATACAGAAGCAAGGAAAATATGGTAGATACTATTGTTCTGAAACTAATGTCGAAAACAGGCATGCTGCATATATAAATATGTGAGAATATCGAATCACGGAGACCATTATGGCTGCGATCAAATATCAAAATATATCACTCTACGACCGAAGAGGGTCGCTAGAGGGATTGCGGATAAAAACTTTTTTGGAGTCTAATAAAGTAGACTTTTACTATTCTGAAAGATTAGACACTGAGGCTGCTAATACCGAACTTACACATGTCAAAGCAGTTTATGGCGATAAGATCACAGCTTTTCCTGCTTGCATATATGAATCTGTGTATTATGAGTCTGGAAATTTAAAAGTGGCGAACAACGAATTTTCAGCCACTGTTAGTGGGTTTC